AACTGTAACTCGGCATTTTTTCTTGCCAGCTGGCCAGCGCACCCCCCGATACTTAGAATTACCTGTTATCTTTCGTGATCCCCTAAGATTCTGAGAGTGTGTGACATACCGCAAGTTGGATGGTGCATTATTTGAACTATCTCCATTGATATGATCAATGTCGTAGTTGTCCGGTCTAGGTCCAAGGAAGGCTCTTGCGATTAATCCGTGAACGCTCAATAATTTAAATCCTACGCAGAGTCTCCGATACCCCTTTCCATCATCATAGCCGAATGATCTTCCTCGATTAGAACGTCCGTGCCTCTCTACACTGCCATCCGAGTAGCAGGTTACTCTTATTCCGTTTACGCTTATATCCTTTGATGTTTCTGTAGCTATCATAGTTCTTGTGTATTGATGGTATGTGCGCTGCGATTATATAGGTAACCGGTACGCTTGGTTATTATTTGCACTGCTTCAAAGTCCGTAGTCCAAGGCATCTCACGATCCTCGAACCCGAAGTCGTAGTCATCCCGAATTAGCTTAGAGATATTCCAGACATACAGAAGATGTTGGTATCCATTGACATAGATGAAGTCCTTCTTTACTGATTCAGCTATACCGATATTGGTATCAAGCTTTAGCTGCTCAATAATCCAGGGATCATATGCCTTTCGGCGTACCTTGATTTCAACTAAGTAATCAATGCTCTCGTAATCAAAAGGACTGAACTCGTCCTCGGCTTTGATCAGCTTATTCATCTTAGGAAAAGCCAACATTATATTTTGTGCTACTTGTTCTTCTGTCATTATCCGAACCTCCCTGTGCAGTGATAGAATTTAAACGTACCTCCGATGTCGCGCTCACCTTCACGGTTCTTAGCTATCTCGTAGGTTAGACGGGTGAAACCTCCACGGGCATCTTTATCCTTAGAGGATTCAACATCTCCGTTTGAGGGATACATAAGCAGAACAACGTCGGCATCATTCTCGATGTCCCCGGAATCCTTTAGGTCATACAATTTAAGTCGGCCATTCTTGGCTCCCTCTCGGTTGACCTGTGCTAGTAGGATAATGGCGATATTGAGATCAATAGCCATCTGCTTAATTTTGTGAGAGATACTGGCGATGCCCTCGGCCTTACCCATCTTGGAAGAGAATGGTATAAGCTGTAAGTAATCAATGACCAGTAGCTTTACGCCGTGCTTGTTAACGAACTGTCGGGTCTGGCTGTATAGATCATCGGCACTTTTGACTGAGTGCGAGGTGTACACGGGCATTGTCTTTAGATCAGAAATAGTCTCGTGAACCCGCTTGACCTGCTCTGGCTGGGCTATGTTGTCCTCCACGCTGCGAAGGTTAACACCTGAGATAACCTGCGTCAGTCTCTTGGTAAGCTGCTTCTGTGGCATCTCCAAGGAGAAGACTCCACAGGCGTGACCATCCTTTGCTACAGCCTGGGATACAATATACAGGGCCAGTGCTGACTTACCACAGGAGGTAGGTGCAGCTACAGTCATTACTTCACCAGCGGCTATGCCCCGATTGCCAAGCTCACTATCCAAGTTATTGGTATGCGTCTTAACAACGTCGGGTACGTAGTCACCTGCTTGCATCCTAGCGATGTCCTCCAGTAGCTCGTCGGCGGACGAACCGATCCCGGATTTATTCTGGCTGAATAAGGGACGTGCAGTAATCTCGGCCTCAAGGGTGCTGCGTATCTCGTCATAGCTAAGAGCCTCGGACTCCACATTCTCGACAGCAATCCGGCAGGACTTCATAATCTCACGAAGCCTTGCCTTCTCTGCTACGATGTTCGCATAGAACTTGGCTGTGAGTTCGCTGTAAACGCCGTCAGCTACCGATAGTATACCTGCTATACCCCCGACCTCGTCAAGCCCTCTGAGGGACTTCAGGTGCTCTGCAATGGACACCTCGTCAATGGGCTTACTCAGTTGAGCAAGTTCACCTATGGCTTGGTACAGTAATTTAAATCTTAGTACGTAAAAATCCTCGGCCTCCAGTAAAGGACGGACCATATCATATACGGATGCGTCACCTGGGAATAGGCAGGATGCTATTAATTTTCTTTCAGCCTCGGCACTATGTGGCTGGTTCGTCGTCAGTAGGTTTATTTCGTTCATTATCAAGTAATTCTACCAGAGAACGAAGGACTTGTCCAAGGGACTTATGAGCTACACGATTCACCTCCGGTAACCTATAACTATCAATTGAATTATAGATGGAGAGAGATACTTCGGCGGCTTCTTTTATTTTAGTCATTTCGTTGCGGTCTATTTTATTATATTGAGTCATAAGAATTACTTGCCCCCTACCGAATTGTAAGGGGCAAGCATCTTAGCACAGGGACTTACTCCGACTCTGCTCTTTCGAGCATCCCTATGGCTATCAACGAGTAGCCAATTAGGTCGCGGAATATGTCCTTGGATTGGTCGCCATTAGTAACTACTTTTAGCTGACCGTCGTTACAGAAAGCCTTCGCTCTCTGGAATTTGTCCTGCATCCGAATGCAAACACCTGTTAAGGGATGAACACCGAACTCGGAGGAAGCATCGAAGTTTGCGAAGGGGTTATCGCAGCTTTCGCCTCCTGTGTAATCCGAGCATTTGTGAGCGGTTAGTTCCAAAATGGAACTGACCTCAGCACGCCGGAATGTTTCCCACCAGATCTTATCGAATGAAGATGAGGACATCCTTAGAATGGGGTGTTGTCATTGGTTGGCGCACTTGCAGCTTTTGGCTCAGATGAGCTACCTGCGGGTGCTGCGTCCACTGGATTCAATGCCAGGGAGAGGAAGTTCGTACCGCTCTTGGCCGTCTTCTTCCAGCCCTTGAGGTAGTACTCCTTACCCTCGACATTAATCTTCCCGCTGTAGTCAGGATGATTTGGTTTTTCTTTACGGTCATTGACGAAGAATGTACCGGAGTTAGTGTTATCGTATTGTGACATAATATGACTTTCGTTATTGGTTATGATTAGGCGACATCTTCATCCAGCTTTACAGCACGGATGGTTGTGTCAGGTTGTTCTAGCTTGACGCTCAAGTGTTTAGCAAGTGCGTCGATTTTCTGATTAAGCAATTGGTTCTGCTTATCCAAGAGGTTATTGTGCAGTTGTGCTGCTTCAAGATTTTCTTTCATCTCCTTGATGATAGTTTCGTAATGGTTGTCAAGCATTTGAATGCTGGAGATGACATCAATGATTTCGTTTCGTAAGTCCATAATATTTGTGCGCAACAGAATGTTTCGCTTAGAATCCTTGTGATTGTTTAGTTGTAGGTTTAGGCAGTTTGCTGCCGTGGTCATTAGTAGCGTCCGGATCTTTGGTATCGTCAATAGCAAAGAGGCCATTCAGTGCATATTTTCTGGCGTAGGATGAAGCACTGCCGGTAATCTGGGCATCGTCCATACCTTTCTTTGTCTCAGCCTCACGAGCGTAGGCATTAACGTGAATCGAGCTATCACTGCTATCCTCTGTGGATGCAATCACGGCAGTTGACTTGACATAGACCCGACCACCGACCTCAACCATTTCATCGGTGATGACTAGGGTACAGGCCCACTCAGCCAGCAATGGCTTAACGGATGTAAGGATGTCCTCGGCGGAGCGGTAGCGGTAACCACCGAACTTATTAGTCTGACCCTTCGGAGCTTTCAAAGAGGACTGAATCCCCTGGAGTTTCTGATGTATGTTCATTGTATCTGTTTTGGTATTACTCATATTTATTTTTGGTTAGTTTACGGAACAGCTCTTTGCGCTGCTTTTGATTTTTACAAGAAGCAAGATCACCTTCACTTGCCCCTAGGTCTTTTAACTCTGATACTTGTTCGGCTGCTGTCAAGCTATTTGCAAACTTTCTTGTAAGTTGTGTAAGTCCCACGGGATGAAGGACATCCAAGGATTCATTCTCCAGATAAGCAGCCATTGCATCTAAAGTATTTGGCAAATCTTCCTTCTGGCCCTTGCACATCTTGAGATAAAAGTTCTCAACTTTTCCGAGGAGACTGTTGGCCTGGCGAGAGATTACACCTCGGACCATTCCGGTCTGGTGGTCGTGGTCAAGTACCCAGTCCTGCGTCTTAATGTCCAAGATGGGACAGGAGATTGGCTTGTTAGCCTCCCGGAACTCCTTGATTTGGTTCTGTGATAAGTAAGTCATAGGTATGTTGATTTGGTTATAATTAATCCTGAGGCAGTCCCAAGAGAAGCTCCGATGCAGTAAGTTAATCTAGTTTTCCACTCACCAAATGCAATTCTTTTTACGTTGAATGTCCACACTAGGCTGATAAGGAAACCGACAATGATAGCTTCGTAGAATTTTTGATGAGCGACCTGCCAAGTATTGACTACAACTAACATAACCTGAGTGTAGGCGTATAAGAATGTTCTAATCATAGGCCGCAAAAGATACCGCATTCAACTTCCATATTCTTCATTGGGCGACCAATTGCTTCAGGGTCCAGCTCATCAAGAAAAAGTCTCTCACCTTTAACCTTCACTAACCTTGCACCAATGTCCCTAGATTGCTCCGCTCGTCGCTGAAATATATCGGGGTGCATCTTTCTTACGTGATTCCAATACGTCGGGCTTGAAGCCTTTACGCATCCAATACAATTAGCGTTCGGGTATCCTAAATAATAAATCTCTGGCAATCGTATGCCAGCTTCTTGAATAATTTGATAGCAATCAGCTTTAGAAATACCCTCGTCAATGAGCACGGGGATGTCATTGCTTCGCTCCATTAGCGAAAACCGATCCTGCCTGTGCTTTTCCTCTGCCGTGAAGCCTAGAACGATGAAGTCGTGGTGGTTATTCTTCTCCCACTCCTGTCGAGCTGCCTTTTTTAGCTCCATTGTGCAGGGAGCGCCAGCAACGCCAGCCATATATTTTCTTTTTTCCCAAACTGTCTCGCAGGATGTGTCCGGAAACTTCGGGTTAACGGCAATCTCAATCTTAACTCCAAGCCACCTCTCAACATCTACCAGGAATCTACGATTGTCTTCGTGTTCTTCTGCAACTGGGTTGTTGATGATTCGTATGGTGTGCGTGTCACCATATTTT